GACGCTGTGCGTCAGTGCAGTTGTCTTTTGTTGGAGTAGCTATGTCTGAGCCCTATTCGAAATCTTCGCGTAATTCTACAAAGGTGCAAAACCCTGAGTATGAGATCTTCGCGGGATCGAATGCGAATTCAGGGGACTTTTCCTCTGACCCTTCGTATACGATCTTGCGCTGGATCGATTCACTCAGCGGTATAAAGCAACCTAAGTGGAAGAAGCTGATTAAGATGAGGGCGAATGCCGGAACGCCTATGACGGCGACCCGGCGTGACGTAGTTACGCTTACTCCTGCAGATGTAACGTGGACAGGGAATGTTGATAATCCCCCCACGTCTGCAGGCCGTCGTAAGTTTCGCGCTCGAGGAATTTTCTGTTCCCCGGGTGTGATGCCTACTGCGGCTGGAGTTCCAACAGGTTCTGCGGCCAGTCAGGCTGCAGGTTCGTGGTACAAGCAGGTCTCCCGTGCATACTCGTCCTTTAAAGGACAGGTATTCGCTGGAGAATCTCGTGAAGCCCGAGCCATGATGTCTAACCGTGCTCGACGTATGCTCGCAGGAGTCAACCCGTTCACAGACCGCGCCAAGAGGCGTTGGTATGGACGAGGCTCTACGCGTGCAAAAGTCAAGTGGCTGAGCGACGCTTGGCTTGAACTGCAGTATGGATGGCTACCTTTAGCTAACGATATTAAGAGCGCTTACAAAACGCTCCAAAATCCTAAGCTTCAGACAGAGTATATCTCTGCCTACGGTAGCCATACATCCGCGACGGTTCTTGCCGATGTCCTTAACGGAGTCCCTAATGCTTCATTCATGGAACGTCGTGTCGAAAAGACCGAGTATTCCGTGAAGTATTATGGTGTCGTTCAGTGTTATGAGTTTCCATCTGTTGACCGCCTCTCAAATTTCGGTTTAACCCGTAATGAGTTGGCATCAACAGCATGGGAACTTATACCATGGTCGTTTCTCATTGACTACTTTACCAACGTTGGTGATATAGTCAACGCAATGGGATATGCCTCTACTTCGGTAGCTTGGGCATCACAATCCGCGCGTTCAAAGCGTACGTATAGTGCTTTTACGTACGACTGGAAAATGCCGGGTGTGACCACCATCAAGTCCAATAGAGTTATATCCGCATCACCTGACAGAGTCGAATTCTCGGCTTCTCAAGTGATACGTTCGCCTATTGTGAGCGTGCCGGTGCCGAATCTGACATTTCAGATTCCGACACCTAAGCAAATTCTCAATATTTCGGCGTTGGTCATATCAAAGAAGCTGAGGATTTTCAACGTCCCGTTATAGGGACATCACCCCAATCGGAGCCATATATGTCTAAGACAGTGACTTATCGTATTGGAAACCAATACGCATCGTATCTCATCCAATTCAATTACACTAAGGATACTCTCTGCTCGCGAGTAAAGGTCTTTTCAGATTCAACATCTGGTGAGCTTTTATTTTCGAGAGAGGTCGTCTTTAGTCTTTGGTCGGATGTTCGGGCACTTTGGATTCAAATTGCAGCCATCACTGGCTACAGTTCCAAAATTGCCGGATTTATCATTCGCTTCGCTTCCTTACTCTCAACGTCTTTCAACGCTAAGGGAATGGAAGATCTCAACCCGCGTTACCTTGTCCTTTTGTGGACTCGGCAGTGGGCTGACGAGGCGCGCGATATAGATCGATGCAAAGTTGGTCTCTCATGAAGGTACACTATCATGATGACTGTGCCCGGTACTATCAACGGTACCGCACAAAACGGGGGTTTCACAACCCCGACGTTCACCACTGCTGCATCATCCACGACCTTCCCGAATGGGAAAGGTTACGTGGTGACTGCAAAGGGCGGTACCCAACCGGGTACTGTGGACGTACATTCGGCCTCCCGGCCGTTTTCGATGCTGGCTACTCGGCCGGCAAACGTCAGGGTTCTCCCGCCGGTGAATGCCAGCGGGATCCTTCCGAACGTTCCCGTCAATGTCTACGGATTGAGCACCCGCAAGGGTGTCACTCCGCTCGCCGGTCAGGCTGCGGCGATCGCTGGTATGAAAACCACGATCAACGTTCCTGCTGGGTCCGATCTCGCCGATCCCGCGAATCTGCGGGCGATGATTTCGGCCCATATCGGTGCGCTTCAACAGATGTCGGCCGAAATCGGCGAGACGTCTCTGAGTGGAGAGATTTAAACCTCTCCTGCGGTAGCCTATCTGAAAGGATGGGCTATTTTGACATTGACAAAGAAGACAGGTGTGCGGTTATTTCTGGTTTTAGGCCAGTCCCACATCCTATTCTTGTCGTTCGGTGCCGGGAGTGGGGGCTATGAAAGACCCCCAAGCTCTTTATGCACACGTTCAAAACGATGTAGCACTCTATGAGTGTGAACCCTTTCCAGAGCACGTAAGATACGCTGCGGAAAATCTTAAGAAGACCCTACTGAAAAAGTGGGTTCCTCTGACAGAAGATCCGCTGTGTAAATCGCGTGCTGCTCTCTCTTTCCTTGAGGCTAACTACCTCTCGAAGGAGTGGAAATGGCGTCATGAAGGCGATCCGCTCCTTTCCAGACTCTTGTCTGGATTAAAAATGGAGATGGATCGCTTCTTCTTTGAGCGCGAGTCTCTACTTTTCTCATCTTACAGTGAAATACTGTCGGATGGGAGGGTAGGTCCGGGTTCTGCGTTGTACGCGGACGGCCAGAGCTTCTATGCGAAGCTCGGTAGTTCCAAGTACCTCACTACTACATCGCTGTCATTGTACTCAATGTACAAGGCCTATACGAGCCTCTTAGGCACGTGGGGGGAAGGCGAAAGCCTTAGATCCTCCCAGTCGCCTTTCGGAGCCGATATAGTTGACGCATCTAAGATGACGTTCGTTCCGAAGAATTCGGACACAGATCGAGCGATATGCGTTGAGCCAACAATCAATATGTTCGCGCAACTTGGTCTTGAGGCGATTTTTCGTCGCCGCATGATCTCGTTGTGGAATCTTGATCTGGAAACTCAACCTGATATCAATCGTATCCTCGCCCGCCAGGGAAGTCGTAGTGGCGATTTCGCCACCATTGATCTTTCCTCGGCGTCTGACCTCATCAGTTTAGGGTTGGTTAAGGAAATCGCACCACAGTATATCTATGATACGCTGTGTGAATTGCGAGTCCCTTATACCGAGCTTCCTGATTTTGGTCTTAGAGTGGATCTTGGTATGCTGTCAACAATGGGAAATGGTTTTATATTCCCTATGATGACAATTATACTAAGCTGTGCCGTTCGAGCCGTGTATCGCGAATTGGGGATCATCATTCATGATAACCCAAGGACGCAGAAAAGCGGCGTGTTGACTCCGGGCAATTGGGCTGTCTTTGGTGACGATATCATTGTATGCCGTGAGGCGTACGATGTATTCTGTCACTTTTTGGCAGCCTTAGGCCTGAAGATCAACTTAACGAAGTCCTTTAATACAGGACGGTTTCGGGAATCTTGCGGTCACGACTATCTTCATGGTCATGACGTTCGCGGTGTTTACCTTAAAAGGTTAAGATCGCGGCAAGATATCTCGATCGCCGTGAATCTCTTAAACGACTGGTCTTTTCGAACTGGCATTCCGCTGAGGTCTTCTGTACGATACTTATTGGAGGATGTGAATCTTCCATACGTACCCTATGCAGATAACCTTGATAGCGGCGTGCGCGTTCCTGCCAGCCTTGCCAATAGTTGGATCCGAAGGCGTGACAAGAGAGGTCGACTGACGCAGAAGATTGCGTATCGATCTTACATTGTCCGCCCGAAGGTCTACTCTATTGGAGACGGAGTAATTACTCCGCCAAAGAGAGGACGCGGGTGGTTCTACAATGGGCCTATGCTGTTGTTGAGCCTCCTTAAGGGTGAGCTTCGTAATGGAAAGATTAGCGTTAGGCATAACGAGAATCTTTACCAAACGAGATGGCGTGTGACTCCCTATTGGGATTACATGCCAATGTCGGTCTGGGTTAATCCTCGGACTGACTGGCGGCGGTGGTCAACCGCCGTCGAGCAGAACTTGCTCGACCTGGAGGCGTAAGCCTCACCTGAAGTGC